ACTTTGAAAAACAATATGAATGGGTGTACAATCATTTTAAGTTTGTTGATCCTGAAAAAGCATACACCTACAAAGACCTTTTAGAACTTGCAACCGCTATTAAAAAAGCGTGGGATTATCAGGGCTTTATGATTGATCCACTAAACAGCTTAAAAAAGGACATAGGTAAGAACTCAAACAGCTATGAGTACAGCTACGAAAGTTTAACTGATATACGCATCTTTTGTAAACAACACAACATTACTACGTGGATATGTGTACACGCTGTAACAGAAGCGTTAAGGAAAAAACACACACAAGGACATCACTACGCAGGTCATCCTATCCCACCTATGGCATCAGATAGCGAGATGGGGGGGATGTCTATGAATCGTGCTGATGATTTTCTTGTGATACACAGGTACATTTATCACACAGAGGATTGGATGTACTCAAATCTGTACACCGCTAAGGTTAAGAATCAAGAATTAGGGTACAAACCCACACCGATAGACGATCCATTAAAGTTTAGAAGTGTATTAAATAACGTAGGGTTTGAAATAGATGGGAAAAATTTAGTAACTTACAACACCAAAGAACAGGCAAATTTACCATTTTGAAAACAACACTTGAAAAAATAGCAGAGAAGCACGATGATTGGCATAGAATCGTATTATCGTTTGGCTGCAAAGAATCCATAGCAGAGGATATTGTACAAGAGATGTATATTAGAATACACACCTATATTACAAAGGGTGTTGATATATCGTATGATGATGACGTAAACCACATGTACATATACAGGACATTGAGGTCTTTATATATTGAATTGCATAGAAAGGAAAAGAACATCATAAAAACTAACATTGATAACCTTGCTGAGTATATTGATGAAAACGAGGGTTTAACCAAAGGCGATGTGTGTAATGCTATGCAACAAATGGACAGTCTTTTGGACAAAACCTTTTGGTATGATCGTACAGTATTTGAGATTATAAGTAGTGGTACATCTATTGCAGAACTATCACGAAAAACAAACATAACTTATTATTCTTTATACTTTACACATAAAAGAGTTAAGCAATTAATTAAAGATAATATAGAATGGGATTAGGGGATTTAGTGTATTACATCACAAAATACACAGGAATACGTTATATAGTTAAGAAGATATCCAAACTTATGGGTAAAGACTGCGGTTGTGATAAGCGTAGGGACGATTGGAACGATATACAATTATAATATGCCAAAAGGACAAATGACCAAAGAGCAAAGAGATGAGTGGGCTTCTTATTTAGAGGTTGCAAACACAACACTTTCTAAAGATCATTATAAGCTGATATGCAGACTACACGCTGACCTGTACGCACATAAGTATCACGAACCCTGCACGTGTTCTCCAAAGCGTATAAAAGAATGGATAGCTCAAATAAACAAAATATATGGCTCACTTCTATAAACAACCTTTAAGGAACGAATTATACAGGAAGTTAAACAAAGACCAATCGGTCAATCATTTTTTTCAGACTAAGTATGTAGGTCAATGTATGTCTGTGATAGCAGACTTTCATCAGTTTAGCGAGGACAAGACACACAAGGGGTGGGAACATTGGTACAGATGTACAGTAGGTTATAAGCAACTAAGCTACGTTACACAACGTATAAACCTAAAGCATCAATACTTAGACGAGGACGAAGTAAAGCAATATGTTTTTTATCGTGTCATTGGTCAAACATGGAACGGATACCAAAGAGAACAATTAGTAATGCAGGAGTTACAGGATGCTTTTCCAAACACCGAAATAATAAAAACAGACTTTGAGAAAGATCATAAGTATTGCATAGATGCTGAAATAGTAAAAGATGGTTATATAATGTTAGGCATACAAATAAAGCCCATCAGTTATAAAATGATGAGTTCAGTATATCAAAACAAAGCGAAAGCAAACCACAAAGAAAAGAACGAAAACTACGCACGTATGTACGCCCCTTATCTTTATGTTTACTACGATGGCGATGACATTGTAGATAAGGAGGAAACGATCAATAAGATCAATACAATAATGCATTTAAATATATAGTTATGCCATTACCAATACCAAAGCCAAGAGAGAGTAGAAAAGACTTTATGTCTCGTTGTATGGGTAATCCTACAATGATTAAAGAGTACCCTAACACAGATCAAAGACTTGCTGTGTGTGCTGTTCAGTACAGGGAAAAGTAAATAGAAATTTGTTTATTAACATTTTTTTATTATATTTGTATAACATTAAAACGATTATATGAGAAAATTTATAAATTACTTAAATAGCATTGAGGGTACTATGTACGTTATTGCTATCACGCTATGCTTTTGGGTAGCTGCTTTAGATATTTTACTAATCACTTACGTTCTATTAGCATGGTTTTCAAAGTAACACCCACAGGATTATACATTGTCAATAAAGGCAACCGAATAGAAGTGATGACACAAACAGAGTTTAATCTGTACTACACACAAAATGTGTGGTGGTCAAAAGCCAAAAAGTTTTTAGGGCTATGATAGATAGGGTTACTAATCTAAAAGACATAGAATATTACAACAACATAGGTTTATTAAGTGATTTAGTCTTAGAGGCGATTAAAAAGCAAGACACACCTAAGTTACAACAAATGGCAAAAGCATTATCAGAGATTACATTTTACGTTAATGAGTTACATACAAACAGATGGGCGCATAACAAAATAGTAAGTGAATGTACAGCAAGTAAAGATCGTGCCATTGTAAGAGCAAGACGAGTAGAGGACGAATTAAATAAATTATCAAAGACAAAGAATTATGGATTATAGCAAGTGGTTATATTACAACGAAGATAGTGAGCAATGCTCAATGTGTGGCACGCCCATAGAAGATAACGAATTGTATTGTAGTGGAACTTGTTTTGAAGCAGATCAAAGATGAAAGATATAAAATTATTAGATGGGGAGGTCTTTAAGAAAGATGACCTATTAGAAAAGTTAATAGATGATGAGTTTTACTATGGGTACATGGCAAAAGCTGCCTTGTCATCGTCATCAATCAAACTATTAAAACAAAGCCCAAAGAAATATAAGTACGTAACTCAATATGGTTCAGGATCAAGTCAAGCGTTACGAGATGGAACTTTAGCACATTGGGCTATCTTAGAACCACAGAAGTTTGAGGATCAGATATATGTTGATGTACAAAGTAAGAACACTAAGAAATACAAAGAGGCACTATCAGAGCATGGTGTTGTATATACCACTAAGGAGAAACGAGATGCAGAAAGAATTGCTGATGCGTTCCTTAGAAACGAACACGCATTAAGACTATTAGATAACAGCGAGTTTGAAGTACCTGCGTGTGGTATGATAGGTGGTTATCCATTTAGGGGTAAGGCAGACATATTAGGTAAAGGTAGAATATGCGACATCAAAACTACTACTGACATTAAAGGCTTTCCATACTCAGCAAAGAAGTACGGATATGATATACAGATTTACATTTACTGTGAATTGTTCGGTATTGACTACAAAGACTTTACATTTGCAGTAATAGACAAAGGAACTTTAGACCTTGCTATATGGGATTGCTCAGAGGAATTTTATAACGAGGGAAAAAGAAAGACACACGAAGCCATAGAAGTCTTTGAAACATTTTTTGTACATGGCGCAGATATAGATAATTATTGTTTAACAGGAACTTTATAACATGAGAACAGAAATAAGAACATTTAAAGCAGGGGATTTAAAAAATCAAATAACAATACCCTTACATCAAAGATGGAAAGAGAAACATCACATAAGCAACTTAAATAACTCAATCAAAGCGAATGGGTTTTTAACAGCAGTAACATTATACGAAATACGCAAAGGGTTATATTCAGTAGAGGATGGATACCAAAGGCTAAGCTCTGTAATTGAGAAGATGCCTGAGCAAGAGATACACGCTGTTGTAGTGCCAAACGATACAAAGGTAAAACCTGAGGATGTTTTTCTATCACTTAATAATATACGAAAGCCATTACAGATACAGGATTATATAAGATTTCACGCAACTAAGCGAAGTGTGAACCCTTTTGATAATGATAACTTCTATACGTTTGTTTGGAATAAGATATATAACACACCTGAAACTCCAAAGGAATTACAAAACGCACTTGGCACTAATGGTGTTTTTTCGCACTCATCCGTTAAAGAATTTTTTACATCATCATCAACGGAATCATTTAGAAACGGAAACGCAAAGCTAAGAAGCGATGCATCATTAAGACTAAGGTTGTTTCACTTATTACAATTACAATATGTGGACGAAATAAATAAGCATACGGATTGGGATAAAATGACACATAGATTGACTAAGTGTGCTATGGCTGTTGTGCTTAATAAAATAATAATTAAAAGTAAAAACACAGAAACTATATTTAAAACGCTTATTGACTTTGCACTATACTTTAATGCAAAGATGCCATCATATTATAGGGCAGGTAAAGATAATGCAACTAAATACTATTTAAAGTATATAGATGAAAAAATACATATATAGCGAACAAAGCTCACTATGGGGCGATGCAGAATGTTTAGGGTTTGGTAGTGATGATTTCTATGTTAAAGAAATAGATAGAAGTTTAGCAAATGATTTGATAGTTAAAAATCACTATTCTAAAAAATTCTACAATGGAACTTATATACACTTAGGTTTGTTTAATAAAAATGACATCATAGGCGTTTTACAATATGGCTATGCTATGAACCCTGCAAGTTGTGCAAGTGTAGTTGATGGAACGCAAAAAAATGAATATCTTGAATTAAATAGAATGTGGATAGCAGACGATGTGGGGGAATATCCCGAAAGCAGAGCAATAAGCTATTCTATTAAATACATAAAACGAAAGTATCCAAAAATAAAGTGGATACAAAGTTTTGCAGACGAAAGATGTGGGGGCTTTGGCATTGTTTATCAGGCGTGTTCGTTTAGTTACTATGGCGAACATAAAAGCGACTTTTGGGAATTAGATGGTGTTGTGTACCACAATATACAAATGACTGTTTCAAAAGAAAGTAAAAGATATGGGGGGGAAGCAAAATACTTACAAGAAAATAAAGAACGTGCAAAACGTATGAATTTAAGACAATTCAGATACATTAAATTTTTAGACAAAAGGGAAAAGAAAAAATGCTTACTAAAAGAGCAACCTTATTTAAAACATTATAATAACGATTAATATGACATACACGAAGAACATTAAGAGACGATTAGAAGTTATAATCAAAAAACACTTAGAGATAGACATAAACGAAAACTCACGAAAGCATAGTGTTATAAGGGGCAGAATGATAGCCTATAAGATTATGAGAGAGAAACAATGTGTAAAAGCACACATATCTAAATTGTTTAAACAAAACCACGCAACTGTACTGCATCACTTAAATAGGTTCTCATATCTATATAAACAAGACATTGCATTTAGAGAAGATTATAACAAAGTGTTTAACATATATCGTGCTATTGATCCATCACTTACAAGCACTATTGATGACGAACCAATAGAAACGATTACAAAGCGAATAGACAACCCTTTGTACAATTTAGTAGATCAAGTACCTGAACACCATAGAAACGATGTAAAAATACGCTTAGAAGCTATGATAGCAGGGTTTGGTATTAAACCACGTAACCAACAAGCTACGATATACAATGTAGGCTCAACATCAATGGCATGATAAAAATGATAAGATACTACGAGGATTGGAAAGCAACAACCGAATGTAAAAAGTTTATTGTATATTGTGATAGAATGATAGAAGCGATTAAACAAAACAACATAACAGAACTTAAAAGCAAAAGACTATGAGTTTATCAGGATTATTAGCAACACTAATTTTATCAGCATTTACTTACTTTATAGGATATCTAAAAGGTCACGATGATGGAGCAAGAGGAAAATAATTGGACGTGCTTAGACAGTTTGTTTTGCTACACAGGATGCGATAAACAATGCGATGAATGTAAACAGTTTGACGATAGACGAAATGAAACATAAAGCTGATATTACAATGTGCGAGGGCGAGGGGTGTATAACAAAATTTACTTGTTATAGGTTTACTGCAAAAAGAAATGAGCATAGACAAAGTTTTTTTATGGAATCTCCTATTAAAAATAATGGGTGTGAATATTATATAAACCAACGAAATGAAAAATAAAAAATGGACACAAGCTCAAAAGATTGAGCAGATAGAAAGAGCTACTACAAAACTCTATCTAATGGTTAGTCAATTATCTAAGGAAGTGCAGAAACTAAAGGACGTACAAAATTCATAATAAATACGTTATATACTTGAATAATCAACTTTTTTCAAGATGCATGGAGGATCAAGACAAGGCGCAGGTAGAAAACCTAAAGCAGACGAATCTAAATTAGTAGAACGCTTAGATGCGATCATAGATAGTAACGAAGCATTATCACAATTAGGTAAGCTCGTAGCTAAAGGAGATATGAGAGCAATACAACTTTATCTAAGTTACCGATATGGTAAACCAAAAGAAAGCGTAGACATAAACTCATCAGAGGGGTTAAACATTAACTTTAAGGATTTAATTAAGTTTGTCGATTAATATACATAAGAAATACCTACCCATATCATCAGACGATAGCAGATACTTTGTCGTAACAGGTGGTAGAGGTTCAGGTAAATCCTTTTCAATTAATGCTTTACTTGTTGTACTTACTTACGAACAAGGACATACAATACTATTTACACGATACACATTAACATCTGCACGCATATCTATCATACCTGAATTTATAGAGAAGTTGGAAATGATGAAATGCATATCAGACTTCCACGTAACAAAGGACGAGATAATAAATAAGAAGTCAGGTAGTAAGATAATCTTTAGGGGTATCAAGACTTCATCAGGGGATCAAACT